AAGAATGTCAGATTTTAACTTAGGCATTTCTTGAACATCTTCCATTTCTTCCTCATGCTCTGTTTCTTCTGCTTTAGCTGATGCATCACTAGATTTAGTCTTAGGTGGTGATGCTTTCTTACTAGCAGGTTTGGGTGCTGAATCGGGTGAGGCTTTTTCGCCTTTTCCTTCTTTACTAGTATTTGGTTGGTCTATAACTGGTGCTTCTCCACCTTCTGGGCCTAGACCTTTTAGTTTCTGTGGGGCTTTGTCTCCCTTTTCACCACGCTTAGCTGGTTCATCAGGGGCCGATCCTTCCACCACTTCTTCCATTTCTCTATCAAGATCAGACATATTTAAGTCTCCTTTGTAAATTTTGGTTAATTATATTTATAATATTAGAGTTTTGAGAGGAACATTTCAAAGGCCTGAGCCTGTTTATTTGCGGAGGCAACTTTATGAATTTTTGCGACCTCAGACTCCCTAAGAACTCCGTTATCCCAAATCCATTCTTTACCTTCCATGATTCCCTCTACAAAAGCTTCTGGCGCTGAAGGGTCTGCAACGATATCTCCTGCTGTTGCAAGAAAAAAATCTTTACCGACATAGTTAGTGTCGCCCTTCTTTTCAAGTGTTCCCATTCCTCTACTAGAGACTCCAAGTTTGGCACCAGCCTTAATAAGTTCCTGAACGATTTTCCCATTGGGTGTATCAAGAACTTTAGCTTGTCCTACAAAATTGTTACCTTCCTCTTGAAGACTTTCCATCATGTGCGAAACCTTATCTAAATTAACAGTAGGTCCGTCTGGATGACCAAGTTCTCCAAAGGCACGATTTTTCTGAACAAATTCTTTATTGTATCTTCGTACTTCTTTTTGCAGTATTTCCATAGGATATACACGACCATTACGATTTTTCTGTTCGGCCTGCATGAAGATACCCTTGATTTTATAGGATTTTTTCTCTCCCTCACCTTCTACAAGGTAATCAAGATTTTCTGTGACTTCTGTGATTAGTTTCATATTACCTCTTAATAATGATGAGCAATTGCAGTAACACTAACTTGTGCAGATGCACCTACAGTATCAGATGGTTGTTTTACAACTGTTGCTGTCTGATTTGCAGCCATCTTAAATGTTCCTGCAAATGGAGATCCTGACCCTGCAATTGTTATTGTTGCAGCATTATCTGCAAATATATAAACTGCCGATGCAGAACCAATATTAGCTGCAGTATTGTGTACAGTGTTTACTAAATTTCCTTTTAACTTGAGCATTATATCTCCTAAATTGTAAGCATTTCTTTGTCAAAATATTTCATGATATCTTTTGACTTGACGTTATGTTTCTTTGCCTCAGCGTCAATCACTTTCTCAAAATTCTTTAAAAAATCTCCCGGCTTAGACTCCAAGGTAGAAAAAACTGAGTCAATAACCTTCTTCATCTTGGGAGAAAGTTTTTTGTATTCTGCGGATTTTTTGTGTTCATCCTTCTCAATTATACCATTATAAAAAGAATCAAACTCCTTCTTCATCGGCACCTTCCACCTCTGGAACGTGATTTGTTACCAGCTGGTTTGCGACTTCTACTCGTTTCAAATCAAGTGCATCACCAATTTTTTTCTGAATTGCGTGTTTAAACATACTTTCAGCCTCAATTTTGTTGTCATCAACAACTGCACTAACTAATTCTGGAATGCTCATAATATCTCCTATTGAAATTGATCTTCACCCTCTCCCTCTGGTTCTTCGGGATTTTCATCTTCAATCTGTTTTGACATTGTGTCAATCTCTTTTTCCGTCATTCTAAAAATATGTTTTTGTACATATTCTTTGGAAAAATATTGACCGATGAAAGGTTCTATAGTATTTAGTATATCTAATCGGTCACGCAGAAGATCCATGTCTCTCATCTCTGCATAATGACCATCTTTGAGAAACGTGTAATTCAGATGTTCTTTGATTGGGCTCCAATCTTCGTCTGTAATTACACCTTTCAGTATTAACTGTGTTCTTAAAATATCATTCATCAAACCTATAAATTTCTTTCTGAGTTTGACAATGAACTTGGTGAACTTTACCTCATCTCTTGTTATTTCTGCTCCCCGACCCAGATTGAATCCAGCTTCCTGTTCCAATCTACTGACAGGTATGTTCAAAGAACGATACAGTTTTCTCTGGAAGTATTGAACATCTTCCATCTCTCCTAGATTCTGTCCGCCTGGTAATGTAGTAATTTCTGTCCCTCTACCACCCTCTCTTCGGGGCAACCAAAAATCTTCCAACATACTCATCTGATTTCTGTCATCACGAATCTCACCAGTTGATGCATTGTATACCAACTTGTTTCGGTAACGATTCATTACATCTTTGAGATATTGTTCTGCTTTAATCTTCGGAAGGTTTCCTACATCAATATAAAAAATTCTTCGTTCTGGGGCTCTGGATATCCGATAGATGACTACTGCATCTTCAATCATCCTGAGTTGATTTGTGGGTTTGATTGCTTTATGAAGGTAAGATTGAACAATACCTTTTGTATAGTCCATCATTCCAGAAGTACAATATGCAACCGAATCTGCAGCTAACTTAATAGATCCGCTTGATGAATTTTGCATTCCTTTTTCATTATATACAAAATATTCTTGTTTTATTCTTTGAACAGGAGTCCCTTTTACTGTAGCTCCCTTTTCTATTTTCTTTACTTTTTTTATCTTTAACGAATCAATGTATCGTAATTCTTGTATTCCTTTTTGTGGATCGGTTTCATCTATAATCTTTTGAAAATATATTCTTCCGTCAATATACCATTGTCTAAAGATATCATGACCTTTATTATTAAAATCCAACAAGCGGAGTATCTGATCAAACTCTTCTTGAATACGTTGTTTTATTTTTGGGGTATGAGGAAGTTTGTCTGTGACAATCTCTATAGATTTACGAGTTTCCTCAGAACAGATTGACTCATTTACGATATCTTCTATCGCAAGGTCAGCTTCGGGGTGGGATGCAACATCACGATATCTACGAATAAGATCGTACTCGTTTCTTGCACTACCATCAATATCTAAAAATTCACTGTAAAAACCACCAGTGGTTGTAGCTCCGTCATCGGGAGTTGGAACCACAAAAGAAAGTGGTTCCTTCTCCTTCTTACGACTAATTTGAAAACCAAACAATTCTGCCATATCACTCCATTTACATTACAAATATTTATATCAATACCTAAAGTGTATTTTAGGTAGTTGTATTGGTTTCAAAATATTGGTATCTCCAAGTGATATCAAATTGCTCAACTGCATCATTTTGATCATAACCTAATGCAATTTCTGACAATGTGGTTGGCCAACATCCTCTCAACGTGTAAGTTTTGATTTTGTTACCAGCACGATCCAACTGATCTACAGTACCATCTGCAAGATAATCAGCAGGATTTTCTAATCCACTATTGTCCGAAAGAGTATTGATACCATTCATCCATCTCTCAACTACGTTTCTAATCAAGAAATCAGTATCATTAAGTACAGTGGTTGTCCATACATCAAATGTACGATCACCAGCAATGTACAAACTTCTTCCCCTGAATGCAACTGGTACTTCACCAATTGTCATACCAGGCAATGCAGCTGTTGTGCAGAGAAACGCCATTTTATTTGTTTCTCCACCAATTGCAGCGTAGCCAGGAAAAGTCATTGTTACCTGAAACTGATTAGCACGAGCTCCACCACCAGCAAGATTCGCTTTGAAGTCATTAATGTTTGCCATTTTTTTCTCCTTACGCTCCTGCTACTTCACTGAACGACACACCTGTTCTTGTGGCGATAAAGTTCAGAGAAATAAAGTTAATAGATCGTGCAGGTTTCACAAAGATGTCTGCAACAAACTCATTTCGGTCAATGACTTCACCAGTATTATTGGTTTCGTCACAAACAACCAAGAAGTCTGTCATACCTCTTCGTCCCTGTACATCACGCATAAAAGGTTCTACCATGTTTCGGAACATAGCCCTTGTAAACTCATCGTTGAGTTCAAACAACTGAAACTTAGCAGCTGTTGCAATTGCTTTTTCCAAAGTGATAAACAACCTTCGTACATTAATTCTGTCAAATGCACTTGGTTTTGTCTGTGCAGTTTTATCTCCGAACAGAACTGTACCTTGGCCTGGGAACGTACAAACTGGATTAATCCTTGCTTTATAGAGAATGTCTCTATTTGCTTTCTGAGGATTATATGCAAGTTTTACAACTCCACGAACTCCACCACGATTAAATCCTCCTGGCGAGAACCAAGAATCTGCGATAAGATCAGTTCTAGCACAAAGTCCTGCCATGTCTCCGTTTAGTGGAACCCACCGATAAGTATCGTTGTACTTGTCGTAGGTGTATTTCCATCCACTGTCAAGAAACGCATAAGAACTGGATGGAACCAGATCCATGAATGCTTTCACATTTGCAGTTTGTGTAATTTCAGATGTGACATTTACACAATCATCAATATGAGGTGAAACAAATGCGACTGCATCTTTACGATTAGTACACATTTCTACTGCATTGATAGCATCCGTTGCATTTGGACCTGAACTATTATCAGATGATTCAGCTCCACAAATGAAAAGACTAAGATCAACTGTTTCAGCATCTTTGAACCGATTAATACCATCCAAAATTTCTCCAGATGTTAATGCATAATCATCAGTTCCTCCAGCAAGAGTTCCACTTCCGTTTGCAAGTGTTACTGTAGAACGAGCTGTTGTTCCAGCAGTTGTTGTGTCTTGACCCCAATTGGCTGCACCAGTTGGGTGATCTAACCAGTAAACATACTGTGAAGCAGCATAGATTACATTTGGATAATAATTAGATGATCCTGCGGCAGTCTTCGCATCAGAAATTACTGAAACATTAGCAAATTTTTCTAATGAAGTGCCTGGAATTCCAGTGATTGCACCAGTTCCATCAACTACTATAATGTGAATTTCATCAGCAGTAGTAGTTGCACCACCATTTCTATCACTAACATATTGTGATGTGCCAGGAGCACCATCAAACTCATAGTAGTATTCCCATCGTCTGCGAACATTAACACCAGAATTTGCTAATGCAGTACGTATTCCACCACTTTTTTCTGATGTTCCGTATCTCTCAATAGTAATTGTATTTCCAGCATCAATTGCGGTTACTTGATATTCATAACCACCAGCCTCTCCAAAGTTTACAATATCTCCTACTGCAAAACCAGTAGTTGCAGCCACACCAATTACAGTTGAACCAACTGCCTCTGCTGTGTCTACTGTAGTTTTATTGACTTCTTCCCAAGTAGCAGCATTTGGACACATGGAAATTTCAATTCCATTTCCCCATGTTCCAGCAGTTCTTGCAGCCCAAACTGCACCAGTACTTGATTGGCCGTCTTTATAGTTTTCAGAGTAATGTTCTGTACTCTTAATAACAAAAGGAGTTCCAGAACTGGCAGCATTTACAGCACCGCTTAGTGGACGAACCACTCTTAACGCATTTCCGTATCCGAGAAAAGAAGCAGCGGCAAACCAATCAGCACCATTATTGGTATTGGGTTTACCAAACACACTTACAAGTTCTTCTTCAGATGCAATTGCAGTTATGGTATCAATCGGACCTTTTTCTGCGGCCAAGACTGTACCAGCGATAGATGTTGCGACAGCAGGAACTACGTTTGTTAAATCTTTTTCCGTTACCTGTACACCAGGCGAAACTTGAAACGCCATTCCATCTCCTTAATAGAAGTGTTATATGCATATATTTAGACATTTAGGGTTTTTCAGAGAGGTCTTTTATAACATAAATATGTTATTATGACCCATTACGAGAAGTATAAAGATACAATCAAAGAGGGAGTAAAGAAAGCAAGGAGAAAACGTGATATATGGATTAACGAATACTTGGCCGACAAGTCGTGTTTACACTGTGGGGAATCAGAAACGTGTGCCTTGGTCTTCTACCCTGACAACCAAGAGATCCGAATC